CGTCGGAACTCGAACTGGTGGGAAAAGGACGAGGAGATGACGGAAGCCGCAAAAGGGCTGCATATGAAACTGTATCGTGAGTATGGCGCTGAGTACTTAGGTACCGACGAATACTACGAGCGTATAGACAAGACTATGCGCAAGCGGTTTCCAGAAGCCTTTCCAGACGAGTCTGAGCCACAGAAGCCTCAGCAAAAAAGTAAGCCGAGTACCGTCGTAGCGTCAGCTAAGCGGAGCACGGCTCCGAAGCAGGTTACGCTAACAGCTACACAAGCAGCGTTGGCTAGGAAGTTTAAACTGACCCCGGAGCAATACGCCCGCGAAGTCCTTAAATTACAAGGGAGTTGATTATGAGCGAGAACCGACTTACTAGAGAATTAGAATCCCGTGCGCAAAAGGAGCGTCCTAAGCAGTGGGCGCCTGCGGATTTACTACCGGAACCTGATAAACAGCCCGGGTTTGCGTACAGATGGGTGCGTGTTGCTACACTTAATAAGCCCGACCCCAAGAACATCTCCGCTAAGCTGAGAGAAGGTTGGGAGCCGGTAAGGATTGAGGAGCAACCCAAGTTTAGACTGCTAGTCGATCCAGATAGTCGATTTAAAGAGAATATCGAGGTCGATGGGCTGTTGTTATGCAAGACGCCTGAAGAGTTTGTAAAGCAGCGTAATGATTATTACGCCAACCAGACGATAGCTCAGACGAATGCGATTGATAACAGCTTTATGCGTGAGAACGATGCTCGTATGCCGCTTTTCTCTGAGAAGAAGTCTACGACTACGTTCGGCAAAGGTGGTTAATCTTAATTTTTGGAGTCAAACATGGCATATCCGACTGTAAATGCCCCCTACGGGCTAAAACCGATCAATCTGATCGGCGGTCAGGTTTTCGCGGGTCAGACTCGTGAACTCCCGATTGCAAGTGGCTATGGCACCGCTATATACTACGGTGACGTTGTCAAATTTAACACAACCGATGGCACTATTGTTAAAGAGACAGGTACTGCTACTGTTTCCGCAAACGGTGTTGTTGGTGTATTCCTTGGCGTTACTTACACTAACCCTTCGACTGGTCAGAAGCTGTTTGCTCAGTCGTATCCATCGGGCGGTGTAGTAGCTTCAGATATTCTGGCTTATGTGGCGGATGATCCTGACCAACTGTTTAAGGTAGCTGTGACCGGCGGCTCGACTTCGAGCACCATCACCCCGATTTCGGGTGCTATTCTTGGCAGCAACATGGGCATTTCGCAACCAGCTGCAAACACTACCATTTCGGGTAACTCAAATATTGGCGCATATAACGCGGCAGACAGCACGGTCTTTACGCTGCCTTTGCGTGTCGTTGCTCTGGTTCCTGAGACAACTGATTCGTCTGGTAATTACAGCGAAGTCATTGTCAAATGGAATGTTCCATATATCACTTTGGCGGCTGGTACTCCGAACGTCGTGTCGTACAACGGCGGTCATTCGTACCTGAACCCGAACGGTCAGTTCAACGTATAAGGGAGTCTGAATCATGGCTATTTCACGCGCACAACTACTGAAAGAGCTGCTCCCCGGCTTGAACGCACTGTTCGGCATGGAGTACGCTCGCTACGGCGAAGAACACAAGGAAATCTACGAAACTGAGACTTCTGAGCGTTCGTTCGAAGAGGAAACCAAGCTGTCCGGCTTCTCGGCAGCTCCGGTAAAAAACGAAGGTTCTGCAATTGCGTACGATAATGCGCAAGAAGCATGGACTGCACGATACAACCACGAAACCATTGCTTTGGGTTTTTCGCTGACCGAAGAGGCCATCGAAGATAACCTGTATGACAGCCTGTCGGCTCGTTATACCAAGGCGCTGGCTCGTGCTATGTCGTATACCAAGCAAGTCAAAGCAGCAAACGTCCTGAATAACGGCTTCAATACCAGCTACGCTGGTGGCGACGGTAAGCCTCTATTCTCGGCAACCCATCCACTCGTCTCCGGCGGCACTAACTCGAATATCCCTTCGACTCCTGCTGACTTGAACGAAACCTCGCTGGAAAACGCTGTGATTCAGATCGCTGCGTGGACTGACGAACGTGGTCTGCTGATTGCTGCAAAGCCGCAAAAACTAATCATCC